CTTCCACAGGCTTGCCCTTGTAGTTGTATCTCCACATATACTTCATACAGTTACCCTTTAGATAACCTCTGAACTCTTCGTCTGACATGCTGGCTTCGATAGCTACAATAGCCTCGACACCCTTAGCATTGTAGTGTGATGGGTTGTTTACTGCATCCCCGAACAATTCTGGAAAATCCATCATGTCCCCTAACAACTCATATCCGTCAGTGTCCGAGGATTGCATTGATTCTTTTTCTAACATATTCTATCTCTCCTGATTTTAATACTTTAAAAGCATAGTCTCTCATGTAGTCTGGGTCAACCCCTGCATGACTACATACCTCTTCGAAATCCTTTGCAGTTGTGCCGTATGAAGCAAAGAACCAAGCCGTAGCTCTGTCCCTATCTATCTTTGATTCAGTTGGCTCACCCTTATAACCTTGTTTGGTTGCATCTAGTAGTGCCTGAAGTAATACACATAGGAATAGTGTACGTTCAGGTGACGACTCGTCTGGACGAAACTCATCCAGTATGATATTGATATTACTACTTTGCATCCTGTTTGTCAAGCCAATCCTGTGGGATGCCGTCACCTAATTTACAGTAAATGTATTTGTGTTTGTCACACCAATCTGCATAGGTCATCTTACCACCCTTGTATAACTTCCTGTATGGATTATCAAACACGAACCTGATGTCTAGCTCAGGGTAGGTTGACTTAATGAATAGATGTTTCTTTCTATCCTCAATCATAAACCGTCCCTTTACTTCTAGTATCACACCATTAGGTAGGATAAAGTCTGGGATGTAGTTCTTGTCTTCACTCCAGACGTAAGGTAGCTTTAATGTTTCATACTCAAACTTTATTTTCTTACTTGATAGCTGGTCGGCTGCACTCTTTTCAGAATTAGATTTGTAACTGTGATTATATTTTTTTCTTTTGAAACCCATTATAATTCTATTTCGTCTACGTTTGGAACCTTACCTACGTTTGTTAAGTAACGTACTCCATTGCTGTACTGGAATCCACGTAGCCCCTTACCATTGTTAGCATCTGCCCAACAGTCTTTCTTGTAGCTACAAAACACACAGCCTATTGCAAGCTTACGGTTACCTGATGCACCATCTGGCTCATCCTTGTAGCAACGGGCAGGTGGGAAGTCCATCTCTTTTACTTTCTTTAGTTCACGTACACGGGCAGGAGCATCAATCATCTCCATCTCATGTACCTTCAACACTGTAAGCTCTGAGTTGTTCTTGTCGATAGCAAAGAAGGCTGCTTCCTTACGATCATTCTTCGTAGCATAGGCACTGATCTGTGCTATGTAACCGAATGGATCATTGTCAGACAACGTACCTTCTTTAAATTTCTTGAAGGCATATGAAGAAGCAGTCTTGATGTCGGTCAGTACACCATCAATGATACAATCCTGATGGCCTAACACACCCTCAACTACTACCTCTCCCTGTGCATCTTCTACTGTGTGCCCTGCTGCCTTAGTCAGAGCAATTAGAAGAGCCTCCAATAGGTGACCCATGAGGAACTTGATTCGGGTCTGTCCAGTTAGAGGCTCTTCCTTTGCACCATGAAGCCCATACCAGATTTGACGGTCTGGCTTACCGATTTGAGAGAGCCGTAGGTTTTGTTTACCTTCACGTTTTCCCTCACTAAGCATCATGGCTACGGCAGCCTGTGCATCCTTCCCGAACTCTTCAAGAAGATCCTGCACGTCTGCTCGGCTCGTATCGACACCCTGCTCAAGTGTCTCATATATGTCTGTTACTAGAGTGTCGATAGTTTTCATTTTAATATCCCAATCTGTTTGATTCTATAACTTGTTCACATTGACTTACCCACTGAAGGTAAGATTTGTTGTTCTTGTAGTACTCTCTTTGTTCTACAGTACCAAAGTACTTCAGCACCCAGAGGCACTGATCTAGTTTCTTACCGTGTTCTGTCAGTGTCATCTTGTATCCATTGTGAAACTGTTTGTTTGAATTGATTTACTTCTCTCAATAAAATGTATGTGTAAGTTACACAAAGAAAAGTAGTTATGCTTATTAAAATTAATACGATGTCGGTGTCAGTCATTACTTTTTCCTATATGGTTTAGTTACTTGTTTGATTCGTTCCACCTTGTGTTGTATGTATTCCTCTTCGTCTGCAAAGAAGTTGTGCAGAATCTTGAAGAACTTTAACTGTAAGTATTTCAAGTACCTGCCCCTTGGCATCATCCATCCTAGAATGAAACCTACTATAGCAAAGTAAAGGAATACAAAGTTGGCAGCAAAGAATGTGTCTTCAATCATACTCATTAGTATTCTCCTATAAATGTGGCAGAGTACCCAGCCCTCCTTATCTGCCTTCGGGAACCGACTTCTTATGTTCCCCCCGTGTTGTTAGCCTATATTAGAAAGGCACTTCGTCATTCATTGTGTCCTCTGTCTCTGCGTAACCACCTTGCACCACGTCAAAGTCTTCACCGTAAGAAACTAGATCAACGACTTGAACTTTCTTCAGCAAAGGTGAGACACCTGACTTGCCGTTCATGCTCCATTCGTAGGGAGTGTATAGTACGTTTACTTTACTACCGTTACCAATCAGAACTTTGGTTTGTTCTTTGTTGGCATCTACAACAACTGGTGCAGGGTTCTCTGAGCCGTCACGTCGTGCTACCTTCTGTCTGATCTGCACGAAGTCACCACGGTCATCACCTTTGTTCTTGATTGGGATACCATCAGCTTCGATGGCTGCACGATTGTTCTCATCGACCATGATGTCGATAGAGTAAACAGGTTCGTATGTTGTGTTAGGTTGTTGTACGTGTGCCCAGTATGCTGTTCCTGAAATAACTGTCATGTTTTATATCTCCTAAATATGGTTTTCGTTTTGGTTTATGTTACATAGTAACGGATAGGTTGCTATGTTGATTGAGCTAACTAACTCATGTAGTCAGCCATTATATAATGCCACATCCACAATCGAATGTCAACATCTTTTTTTAACTAGTGAGTTAAGTCCCAAGATTTACCTGTCTTGTACTCACTATCTAGTGGACACTTAACTAAAAGAGACTTCTCAGTTTCTTTCATTGCCCACTTAGTAACCTGTCCAAGCTCCTCTGCATGTTGCTGATTGACTTCGAACTGGTATTCGTCGTGTATGCTAGCCACTAGCTTGTAGTCTAGCTTACGTTTGTGTGCCTCGATGGTTATATGTTTCAACCATTCCTTACACACAATTGCTCCTGCACCCTGTAGTAGTAGGTTGAGTGCAGCATGTTGTGAACGAACGTGTAGTATACGTCCATCCAAACCTACAAGATAACCTCTGCTAGATAGTTTGTCTACCATAGCCCTTAGTTTCTTTAGGGCTGGTGTTCTGTCTAGGAAGTTATCAATCAGTACCTGTCCATCTCTGGCTGTACCGTTTACTATCTTACCTATCTTGCTAGCTCCTGCACCGTACAAGAAGGCATAGATAAAAGTCTTTGCATTGTCTCTGGTGGGTAGACCAGCAGCCAGTTGATTGGCTGTGTGTACGTCACCCTCTACAACTTCTTTGATGTAGTCAGGGTCATTCATGTAGTGAGCCAACATACGTAGCTCTAAACCTGAAGCATCACTACCCAATAAAGTATACCCATTATCACCAACAGTCCATACACTTCTGCATTCCTTTCCATATGGTGAATACACAGCAGGTACTTGTGCCATGTTAGGTGAGGTGTGAGACATACGGCCTGTCACGGCTCTCAATGTCAACACCCTACCATGTACACGACCGTCGTCTTTTACTGCGTCTATCCACGATTTAATTTGTGATATACGTTTCTCTAGTAAGAGGTAACGTGAAATGATCTTAGCCTCTGGCATGTCAATCGTTTCAAGTATCTCTTCACCTACAACTACGTGACCTTTGTCTGTACGTTTGCTAGGCTTCCATCCCCTGTCCATAAGACGTTGTGCAATCTGTTGTCTGGAGGCAGGGTTGAACTCAGTCACCTTGTCCTTCAGTCGTTTGCCTGTCTTGTCTGAGTAACGTATCTCAGTTATGGGTGGGAACGTAACACGTAGCTGCTGCCTGATTTCATGTGACTCTTCAGATAGTCTAGCTACAAGTTGCATACAAGCTTGAACATCAAGAGTGAAACCATTCTTTTCCTGTTGGTCAATGATGGCACGTATCTGATGCTCAAGCTTAATGCTACGTGGTGAGAACTTAGTCATCACTGGTACTAGTGAACTGTATACCTTAGCTGTAAGCTCTACGTCACGAATACAATACTTTAGCATCTCTGTAGTATACCCACTGAAGTCTTTGAAGTCTAGCTTGGCAAAGCCTAGTGACTTACCCCAAGCATCCAGTGAGTGACCACCTTCACGATTGGGGTCAGCCATCTGTGATAAGATAAGTGTGTCACGTATCTTAGCTAGAGGTATGTTACAATCTAGTAGACGTTTCAACACAGGTGCATCGAAGGATACACCGTTGTGCATAACAAGTATATCTGCTTGTTCAATCAATGACTTAGCATGATGTAGGCTCCCCTCCTTGTACGTATAGATACGATCTGTTTCTATATCCTTAGCTACGATACAGTATATCTTTGTAGCTTCTAGGCTGTCTGTTTCAATGTCTACTACTAGCTTCATAATTTTATCAACTCTGCTTTCTCGTATGGGATGTGAAAGAATTTCTCACCCTTCGTTATGTATCGTCCACTTGCCTCACGTACTTCTGACTCAAGCATTAAACTATCTTTGATTCTCCAAGCATACTCTAGGTCACTACGTATGACATAGAAGTTAAGGAATGAGCTGCTTTCGTCTGCCTTCTCCTTCTTGTCTATCAGTCTCTGTTTACGATATGGTATTCGTATCTCTGTCCAGCTAGGATTCCAGTCACCCTTCCATCCCCACTTGATTTCAACCTCAGAGAAGTACTTATTATCTCCTTTAATGCTCTTGATGTCAACATTATAATCCTCTTTTGTATCAAGTATTTCGTGACCGTTATTCGTTAGGTAGGAAACAATCACGTTCCTTGCTGGCTGGTCAGATGCGTTGTACAAAGCTCTGTCGAATGGTCTCTTTGTTGTTTTAATCATAGGTAATCTCCTTTATCTACT